AAAGAAATATATTTGCCAGACAAGTTTCGCGCTTTCTGCTTCCCAATGTCTGAGCTAAGTTTTCCGCCACACAATTGACATTCATAATAAACAGAAGCGGCCAGCAAAACAAAATCAATCCTTCCATCTTTTTTTAAATAATCTTCTTTTGCCGCCCAGCGCATTCCACCAACTGGGACTTCATCACCAGAAGCAGGTTGCCGCCAGATGTATGGAATCAACTCACCGCAACAATCACACTTAATGTGCCAAGTCTTTTGAGTTGACCTTTCCCACATCTCATCAAGTTCACTTCCTTTAGTTTGCCCGGAAGTTGGCAGAAACATTTGGCTGCTCCAAGAATAAGAACTCATCCGGTCTTTAATCTGGTCAAGCCAATTATCCTTATAAGCCCAAGCCTCATCACAAGTAATCCGCTCAAGTGTCTTTGAATTTCTAGCAGCCAAGACATTTGCAGACAACAATCGGATTGCACCAAAATCACTTGAAGTAAAAAACTTAGTGCGCCTGTATGCTTGTTTTGGGATTAAGCCTAAAACTGATTCAGTTGAATCAATTAATGGTGTAAATTTATCATCTGAAAATTCTTTCAGTGCAGCCTCGGTCAAGTCATACATTGCCGCCCGTCCCGGCTCAATTTGCAAAGCGTAAAGATGCCACAACTGAGATAAAAGAGTTTTAATGTGCTGCACTGAGCCAATTAATCCAATTGTTTTTCCCCTTGCATTTACCAGTGACTGAAATGGCTCAACAATCAATGGATGATTGTCTGGATTAAATGAACCATAATCCAAAAGAATATTTTTTTTGCACCATTCAATTGGCTCAACTGTCTTATATTTATTAAGAACTTTCATCAATTAAATCAACCCCTTGCAAATAGTTTTCGCCCTCGCACTGGAAGCATTCCACCACCCAAATTGGAAGATTCATTTGACTGTCTGATTTAATTAAAACCTTTAACCCTTCAAATATCCGGCCGCCCAAGATTGCTGGAGACAATATTTGATATATTTTAGCTGGTGAATCTTCAGCAGCCAGCACTTCGGCAATCTCTTTAATTTGCGCCCGGATGCATGCATTGCCCCCATAAATTATTGCCCGAATAATCCGTTCAGCTTCTTCTCTTGCAATTGCTTCACCGCTTTCAATGTTAAGCTTTTTTTGATGCGCTTGAAGTTCACGCAAGCTTTTATCAGTTTTGAGCAACAGATCATTCCAATATTTAATTTGATTTTGATCATTTCGCTTTGCCGCTTTGCTTAACTTTTTAAAATAGAAGTCACGCAATTTTTCTTGGCTTTCAAATTCTTCCCCAATATCTTCATCAGTTGTTTTATCAATCTGAGTAAATCCTTTTTTAATTTGCCATTTTATAAATTCATTTGGAACAATCTTTTGATTTATCACCCAAAGATTTAATGCTTCATCATTATCTAATGGAGCGTTTGCTTTCTTCCATCTGTTAATTGTTTTGGTGCAAGTGTGATATTCTTTTGCCATCTGGGCAATAGTTCGCTTTTCACGCAATCCATTTGCTTTTGATTCTTCATCGTCAAGTGTCCTTTTTTCTGCTGCTGTTAAAGGCTTTCCGGCTTTAACCTTAGACAAAATGTTTGCAATGTTTCGTTTCCGAATAGCGTCAAATGGTATCTCTTGAGCCATAATTAATGGAGCGTATTGGTCAGAGTTGCACTGCCCTTTTCAGACTGGATGTCTGATGTGTCACTGGTTTCACTTAATACGCGCTTTGGATAAGGTTTTGAAAGTTTTGATAAACTATTAACAATTGAGTTGTCAAGCGGCATCAAATACCTGTGTTTGCCTTTTGCAACCCTAGTTTTTGTATTTTTATTCATTTTGTAAAATGCTCCGCGCATGTGAACCCATCTGCCATCAATAAAAACTTCAGTTGTCTCAGTTGAAGTCCCGGAATAAATCCAATTGGTTGCTTGATAAATTCCACCATGATGCCCTTGGTTTTGATCAGCAAAAGAAACAATTAATTTTAAGCCTTTGCAATTTCTCTTTAAGAATTTAAAAGCAATTGCCATAATTCTGCTCACTGGCGTTTGATGTTTAGTTAGAGCAATGCGAACAAGCTCACAAACTTCACTTTGATTCAATCCAAATTTATTGCCAAGAAATGGTGATGCGCCTCGGCCAAAAATAACCGCGCCAATATATTGGCCATGTTCCCAAACCCCAACTTTAACTAATTTCCCAACTGGAAGGCATTTGCTGTAATGCCAATTAACACACGCATGCTTTGCCGCTTCATGTGTCGCCCAATCTATTTTCAAATCAGATTTTTTCATGGATTATGCTCATTATTTCTTGAGTCAAAAACATGATCGCAGCTTGGACATTTTACAAATTTGGGTTCAAGCTCATCGAGTTGTCCCTGTTCATCTTCATTCCCCGGATTAAAATCAGGTGTGTTTATATTAATTTCATCTTCAGAAAATCCAGTTAAATCCAAATCAAAATTATCTTCAAGCAGCCTTTCAATTTCGGCCGCCAAAGCTTCTTCATCCCAGCCTGCATTTAAAGCAAGTTTGTTATCCGCAATCACATATGCCCTTCTTTGAGCATCGCTCAAATGGCCAAGCCTTATGCATGGCAAAATTTCCATGCCTAATTTCTGAGCGGCCAATAATCGGCCATGCCCGGCAATAACTCCATTGGCTGAGTCAATTAGAATTGGGTTTGTAAATCCAAATTCTTTAATGCTAGAAGCAATTTGCGCAACCTGTTTTTCGTTGTGCGTCCTAGTGTTTCCGGAGTAAGGAATAAACTTTTCAATTTTTAGTTCTTCAATTTTTTGGGACATAATATTAAATTTTAAATTTGCGTAGAAAAGTAAACGAAGTCCTCTTACCCGAATGGATGGATTTTTTAAAAGATTCCTTAGTGGGGGGTGCTGTTTTTTCCTCGGATTGCATCACAACGCCCAGCCTGCGACCCTTTGTTGCATCGCGCTTGCCTTTGCGTATTAGATGCTTGGATTGCATGTGCAAGCTATATATCGCGATTAACATGCTTGTTATGGTATTTAAACAAGTCCAACCCTTGCCTAAGCACTTCAGATTTACTCCGCCCGGTCTGTCTCGCTTGCTCAGCCAAAAGATTTATATATGATTCCGACATCCTAAAGGATATCATTTTGCTTTTAGATTTCTTTTTGTTAATTGTAATCATTCCTTTTATTTACCTAAATAAACGAATACGTAAATACTTATATAATATTAAAATATTTGACCTTATTGCTCCATCATCACTCTAAAGAGAATTATGTAATACGTTCTAGCAAGCTGAGTGTGGGTAATAAATTACCCCCACAGGCTTTCTGAGTGCTGTTTTAATCCGATATATCATTGCAATGCGTTATACGTAGACCCCCACTGTTAATAGGATAAATGCCCGCTCTATCATATTATTTAACCGGTGTATCATCAAGTAATGATACACCTCAATTTTAGCAATTAAGGATCTGATTAAGCCCAGCCCGTTTAAATTATTTATTCGGCCGCTTATTATAATCATTAGCAATCAAAACTTTATTTTTTATTGATAATAAGCGTTTTCAATTCTCTTAGATTCATTAACCATCTTAATAACTTTAATTGATTCAATTTCTTTAATCCTTCTCCAGAAATGAACTTTTGAAATATCGATCTTTAACTCATTAAAGAATTTAGCATTTTCCTCACCCACTGGAATGTTTAGTAAAATAATATCATCGCATTTCTTCTTAATACCCGGCTTGGCTGCCCTGCTTGCGTCCAAATCTTCAGACAATACCCAATGTGGATAATCCCACCGCGCAACAAATGGCTGAGTTGGAGGAAAAGACCTAACAACAGAATCAATAATGTAGCATCCCTCATTCTCATGACTAATAATTGAGATTAGCCCGTCCATTTCGCCCACGATAGATGACGCGCCCCGGAATCGGTCAATAACATCCTTCCCGGCTTGCCCGCCTTTGCCAAAGTGATGAATTAAAATTGGTGTAATTCCGTGTTTAGAAATAATCTCATCCATCCAAGACCCGATTATTTTCATTGCTGAATTATCATTCTCATCATCCGCACTATTAAATTTGTAAAGGCAATCCAAAATAACAACATCAAATTGACTGGCTTGAATTGTATTAAGCACTTTCGTTAATTCCTTTGTATTTCTTACATTATAATGCTGGCGCAGGCTTAGCGTTGCCAAGTTGCTCGGAACGTCCCAGTTGCAAGCAGATGCGCAACGCTCATTTAATTCCCACTCATGTAATTCAAAGTCAACGTAAAGAACTTTTTGCGGAACTGGAGCTGCCCATTGTAAGAATGGTTTGCCCGCCGCCATACTCGATGCCAAAGACATCGCAAAATGCGATTTCCCGGCTTTAGCAACTCCGCCTATCAGCAGCTTTGATTTTGCGTAAAGCAAGCCGTCAATAATTATATCCGGCCGCCGCTCTTTAGCCTCATCCATTGATCTCGGCCGCCCTTCATTTCCAAAATTAACATTATAAAATTCCTTATTTTTACTATTTAAGATTAATTCCTCAAGCCCTTGGGTTGTCCATCCCTCTAAGACCGCGTCAGCCGCATCCCAGCCGTCTGGCTTGTCCAGTGGCGTCTCAATAATCTTGCCGCCTGCTAGCTCTTGCAATTGCTTAGCGGCCGCCCTGCCGGGCTTGTCATTGTCTGGCCAAATATATACATTGCGCCCATTTAATCCGCTCCAATCTGATTGATTAATTGCCTTGCTGCCGCCAGACCATGAAAGCACCACATAATCTGGCAATTTGGATGCCAATGTTTCTGCCGTCTTTTCACCCTCAACAATAATAACATCCGCGCTGGGCATCTTGTTAAGTAGTTCGCCCCGGTAAAGCGGCCTTGGATAATTAAATGCCTGCCATTTCCAAGTGCAACGGCCTGTTTTCAGATGGCGCATCCAGCTTATTTGACTAATTCGTTTACTGCCATTTGCCAAATCCCAGCGCATAATTGCCCCAACTGGCCTGCCGTTTAAATCTTCATATTTATAAATAACATCAGCTTTGCCGTTTTCCCAATGCTCCGGAATAGTGGTTTCTGGAGTTGTCAAAGCGTGTTCCCAATCCGATTTAGAAACAATTGGTTTGTTTTCCTTTGGCTTCGGATTAATCCTTAAAATGTTAACAGTCCCTTCCAATTCTTTTCCGGCTTCAATTTGAGATAAATTATATATTGCCGCATAAAGTGAAATAAGGTCACCGCCCTTGTCTTCGGTTGCATGGTCAAACCATTGGCCTGTGCTAAGGTTGACGGCCATTGAACTTCCCAATGAGCCATCGATTCCGCCAATTCTATAATTGCCGTTTTTAACCTTTCCGCCGGGCAACCATTCGTTGCAATAACTTTCCGCGCTTCCAATTAACTTAGCGTTTATCTCATTAAAATCAATTGGGTTTGTAATAATTTGTTGTGTGAGTTTTTCATCTTCTTTAGTGGCTATGTATTTGGTCATATTTGTTATTCTTCTTCTTCGGTATGTTGTTTGATTAATCCCAACCTTTCAAGGTTTGGGAATTTCTTTGCCCGGCAATCATCGAGCAGCTTTGCTTTCTTCCTATAATTCTCAAAATTGCCCATTGTTCGATCTTCTAATGATTCAAAATATCGCATAAGGCTTGAGGCTTCTCTCATTTCATTTTCCATAGTGTCAATGATATCAATTTTGGTTTTTTTAAAATCATCATGATGTTGAAATTCAAACATCAAAAGCCTTTTCGTTTGCCATATTCTGCAAGCAATGCGGCATCTATTAATCCATCATGCGGCTTGCTGCATCGGTCAGACTTCAACCAACTTTCCTCCGGCCAAATCTGCCGCGCTGCATTCAATGCCGCCGCCTTAGTGTTAAACTTTTGACCCTTTGGCATCTTTGGTTTGCTCCAAAATTCTTTTTGCCATTTTTGGCTCAAGACAATTTGATGCTTCAGAAAATTTGAAACCAACAATGTTTCAATTACCGCAAATGAATATGTCATTGATCGCAAGCCTGCTGCGCTTGGCGCATGGCCGCCCGGATTCTCAACAATGAATGTGTACTTCTCTGGATGCCTGCCAATCTCTTTAATCATGGCAGCCAAGCCACACAAATCAATCTTGCGGCCTTTGCCGCTTGGGACAGTTGGCATGACTGATGTTTGCATCAGCTTCCCTTTCCAGTTAATCATTGTAATGCCGCCATCCAGACCGCAATCAATTCCAATGTAATATTTCAAACGCTGCCTTTCATTTTGTCAGCTAATTGAAGAATGCCAGATTTAGCAAGTGCCATATGAGCTTCCAATTCTTGGATGCGGTCATTGGCTTCATTTAATTCTTTTTCAAGCTTTCTGGCAAATTCAGCTTCAACCAATATGCCGTATTTGGTATGCCGGAAGCTGTTGCCACCAAATTGGCTTGGCCTGTAATCAAAGGCTTCAATATCTGTTCTTGGTGTTTTCATAGTTTGTAAATTGTTAGTTGTTAATCATCCAAAACAATGCCAGTGCCATTGCAGGCAGAGCAAGTTGGAAAGTCATTTGTGTTTGGGTTGCCGGGTAATTCGCCAAAGCCATCGCAGGCTGGGCATTCTTCTGGTTCTTCTTCACTCATCATCAAGCCTTCCCATGCCAAACTTTTTGCGCCATTGAAAGTAAGTTGAAAAATGCAGACCAACTTCGTTGCATGCCTTTTTGGCCGCAACACCTAA